GTTCTATACCTAGTTTGCGCATTTCTGCGATACTCTTTTGTTCTGCCGAATCAGCAAATATTTCTTCTTTAGAGTAACCTAAGCGTTTGATAACCTCTGCTATTTCGTCGTTTAACATACCAGTTTTAACATACTCTTCGATGATGTATAACCTTTTACTTTTAGCGTCTATCTTACAGTGGATAAATGCACTGGGATCGTTTACATAACCATAGTCAAGTCCAAAGTATGAAGGTAGGTGTCTCAACTCATCTTTATTGAGTAATCGTTTTTCGTACTTAGGAAATACCAACTTATCTAAAGTAGCGAATTCACCTAAAGCGTATATCTTATAATATGCTGGATTTCTTCTAGCTAACATTTCTAAGTTTTCGCGAGTGATTTTATCTAAAAACTTATTATCCTTATAACTAGATTGGCGTATCATTACACCTTCCATATCTTCGCCATGTTCAAAGAAATACTTATATACCCAATTCAATTTAGATACTGGGTTGAACATTAAGAATATTTGTTTATTCATATGTTTTTTCTCCCTTAAACGTAATGTTAACTGTGTGTAATCATTTAGTTTGAACTCAGAAGCTTCTTCCATAACAATGTCTGAGATACCTTTAATTGATTTAATCTTCTCTGGGTTATCTAAACCTTTGAATAAGAATGTAGCGCCATTAGGAAGCACTACTTTATTATCAGTTTTATTCCATTGGCACATATCCCATATACCGTAATCAATTAA